ACTATGTGAATCCTAGTTGGGCAGAGACAAAGACTTATGTAACAAGAATAGATGACCACATATTTTATAGGTGGGATATTGAAAGGAGTAAGAAATGAATAGATACTATGTAGAAATGGAACACCCAAGAGGTAAAGAAGAATATGGTACTATATACATTTATATGTTTGCTTATGATGCACAACAAATACTTGACATGGTTGACCAAGTTGTAGTAACAATAGAGAAAACAGAATAGGAGATTACACATGAATAGATTTATTATAGAACAAACACCAAAAGAGATTGCCAAGTCTCTGTGTGACCAACACATAGTCAAGATGCCACTTGAGGAAGCACAGATGCTATGTACTACACTATGGCATCATGCACCTGACTATGCAGAAGAGCATGGCTTGTATAAACCTGTGCATCAGAAGCACCCTTGCACACTATGGGCAATGGAGTGTCAGCTTAATTACATATGGGCATTTAGTTTGTATGATGCCATGTTGACTGAGTACACTAACAGATATAAAAAGATACATGGTGCAGTCAAACACTTTACACCCTTATGGGAAGGTAGAAAGTTTGTACCTGATTGGAAGAACTTTATGACACCACATCCACAATGCTTTAGTGGGCATGATGAACTTAAGACAGATGAGAAATTTCCTATTGAAGCATACAGAGCATTTTATAAAGTTGACAAACTTAAATTTGCTAGGTATAAGTATACAGAGAAACCACAATGGCTAGAGGAGAAACAGATTGCCTAAGTTAGCACCAAGTAGGACAGGAGACGTGACTGAACTTGAAGTTGCTACTCATTTTTTGAAGCAAGGATATGAAGTGTTTAGAAATATGGGTAGCACAGGACTTATAGATTTAGTTGTAGTATGTCCTAAGACTAAAGAGATATTATTATATGATGTTAAGACTACAACTGTGTATACAGATAAGGATGGTGTTACTACCATCTATGGCAACTCTTCTACAGAAGAACAGAGAAAACTAGGTGTAGAAGTGGTAGCTTTACATGAAGGAAAATTATATACTAACCCAATAAAAATAAAGGAGAGATTTAAAAATGAAAGTAAAACAGTTAATTAAAATAGCAGAAGCAGTAATAGGTAAACTACCTGCAGATATGTATGAGTTAGATGATGTAGAACATTACTCTATACACAGAGACGAGCCTGTACGTATTGCAGACATGGATTTAGTGTACTTGGTTAGGGCATTTAGGCATCAAGAACGTATGCTTAGAAGACAAGTAGGTGCTGAGACAGTATCTGAAACAGTATCTAAGTTAGCACGAGAACGTGATATGTGGAAAGAGAAAGCATTGAATATGGTAGAGAAAGACACATTTGATAAGGTTAAAAATGCTTTAGCTGAAGTGAATAGCCAACCTACTGTTAAAGCTGAAGCATATGACATAGCATGGAAGGAAGTAGATAGGTGTAATGCAAGGGCAAATTATTGGAAAAGTGAATACGATAAAGCTACATCTAAGAAAGGTTGTAACTATGTATTCAGCGAGATACCTAACGACACAGACGGACAAGAGTTTGTTGACACTATGAAGAAGTATCTTAACAAAGAGTCATACAAAATGAGAGTACGTGGGCAACATATCAAAGAAGAACTCAAGGGCACAGGTGCTACGTATTGGGGTCAAAGTTTGGATGAATCATCACACATGAGAGTCTATGTGGATTCTAAATAAATTATTATACATAATAGGTGTTATTATGATAGGCATAGTTGTGTTATATATTTTTTATATCATGGGTATGGCTATCACGAATACTTTTTGTGATTGTTTATAAAGGAGATAAGTATGAGTGAATGGAAATATGTTAGAACAAATTCAAAGGGTAAAAAAATATATAGAAGAGATACAAATGAATCCTTAGAGTTTGTTTTAGATTACCTAAAAAAGCAGGAGTTACCACACAGAGTATGTATGTCAGCACGTTTTGTTTACATAACTAATATAGCAAACGTAGAGTATCTATACTATTGGACTACAGGAAGATGGTGTGTAAGACAACCTCATATAAGTTTTTATAACAGGCATGAGCATAGTAAGGGTATAGAAGATTTTGTCACTAATTATCTTCATGCTGATACACCTACACAAATAGCACACAAGTTTGAGGATTTACATCTAGCTTGTTTTAGTTACCCTAACTGCGACTTAGCACCACTAGGTTGTGTTATTCGAATGGGCAATGATGCAGAACCATATGGACATAGGGATTAATAATGACAAAATTAAATTTACTTGACTTAGTAGATAAGTATTATTTATCTAATGATTTCAATAGTTTAGTTGATAAAACTAAAGTTGATTATCAGTATTGTGCAAGGGTTTTGTTGGACACAAAAGTTGATGGCAAAACTTTGGCAACAATAAGGCTTACGAAAATGTCAGGTGCGATAGCACGCAGAGCATATGAAATATGGCTTGGGCGTGGCGTGTACTTGGCTAACGCTATTACATCAGTAGCACGTAAGGTGTACTCGTATGGAATGGAGATGGGGTATGCTGAGAGCAACCCTTTCTCTACTTTCAAACGTAAATCTACACATGTTAGACGTACTGTGTGGACACAAGAGCAAGTGATACAGTTTTTAGACGTAGCTTATAGTGATTTTAAGTACAGAAATGTAGGTTTGATAGTACAAATGGCATATGAATGGTGTCAACGTATAGGAGATATGCGATTATTGCAATTCTCAAGCATAGATTTTGAGAAAAGTGTGCTAAATTTGCAACAGTCCAAGAGAAGAAGTGTAGTACACCTACCAATTTCACTTGACTTATTGGAAATGTTAGTTCAGCAGAAGGAAGAATATGGTTTTCAGCCCTATGTAACCCCACATTATAGACCTGTACGTGGAGAATACAAGCCTTACACGCTTGTAAGACTGTCAAAAGTAGGTAGAAGACTGATGGACATGGCTAATTTGCCTAGTGAACTACGACTTATGGACTTGAGAAGGACAGGTACAACAGAAATGGTGGAAGCAGGAGTGCCAATGGGTCAGATTATGTCTGTCACAGGTCATGCTAATCCACAGTCTGTGAAACCTTACATGAAAAATACGTATGAATCTGCAAATAATGCATTGACACTTCGTAAAACCCATGGTATAAGCAAGTAAATGCCGACAAGGAAAGTGATATATAATGTATAATATAAATGAAATAATAAATGATTTAGATATACCTAATGGTATGACAAAAAGAATTAACTGTCCTGTTTGTAAAGGATATAAAACATTTACTGTAACAAACAACAAAGGTAAGATGATTTGGAATTGTTACAAAGCTACATGTGATACAAAAGGTGGACATAGAATACACCTATCTGTGCAAGACATACGTGATGCTATCACACCTGATGTCATGGACACAGACGAAGTTGAGTTTACTTTACCTGACTTCGTTGTAAGACATGGTAATAGAGAAGAGGTCACAGACTTCTGTAAGCTATGGGAGTTAGATGCAGATGAACTTGACCTTCACTATGATGTTAAAGAGAAACGTGTCGTGTTCCTCGTTAAGGATAACGGAGTTATTGTGGATGCAGTTGGCAGGTCAATAGCTAATAGGTTGCCTAAGTGGAAACGATACGGAAAGAATAGTCTACCTTTCACACATGGAAGTGGTAAGGTAGCAGTGGTTGTTGAGGATTGTGTGAGTGCTTCAGTTGTAGGCAATGATGTATATGTTGGGTTAGCTGTGTTGGGTACGTCATTATCAGAAGCACATAAGAAGTATCTCTCACAGTTCTCAACAGCAATTATTGCACTAGACCCTGATGCATTGCCCAAAACACTAGCCTTTGCAAAAGAGTTACGAGGATACGTGAACGATATTAGAGTTCTTAGATTGACAGATGACTTGAAGTATAGAAAGAAAGAAGACATGGAGAAATTGCTATGCCTTACATAAAATGGGATAACAAGAAATCTGATGATGACATGTGTCCTAACTGTTATGAAAAAGATATGAAGAAAGTAGGAAAGAACAGAAGGTTTTGCAGGTCTTGCGAAACTAAATTTTTAAACCCCAACAGAAGAAGGAGACCAACAAAATGGAATTATCGTTAATAAGAAGTTTAATGGACAGGTCATTTTATGATGACCACAGAGGTGCTAAATGTCCTGATAGATTATTTAGTAAAGATGTACGACAGATAAAGAGTGCCATAGATAAAGCTATGGATGTGTACGAGAGAACAGTAACACCTGATGAGATTGAAGCATTGTTCATGGCTAACAATCCATCTATGACTACTGCACAGAAGCAAGCATACTCAAGCTTGTTCAGTAAGATAAAGAAGGAGCAACCACTTGGTAGTGACATTGCACAAGAGGTGCTATCCAAGTTGTTTCAACAAGTTGTTGGCGAGGATATTGCTAACTTAGGTTTTGATTATGTGAATGGTGCTAAGTCTTCACTAGAACCTCTACGTAATATCCTTGAGCACTATGGAGATGACTTCACACCTAACTTAAATATTGAGTGGGATGATATCGACTTAGATACACTACTAGCTAAGAATGATTTAGAAGCTAGATGGACATTCAACATACCTAGTCTTACACGTAAGGTAGAAGGTGTGAATGCAGGTCACTTGATTGAGATAGGTGCTAGACCTAATACAGGTAAGACATCTTTCCATGCTAGTTTGATTGCTAGTCCAAATGGTTTTGCTCATCAAGGTGCTAACTGCATTATCCTGTGTAACGAGGAAGGCTACCACAGGGTAGGTGCTAGATACTTGACTGCATCGACAGGTATGGAAATGAGAGAGATAAAAGCTAACCCTGCTAAGGCACGTGACTTGTATGCACCTGTCAAAGATAGAATCAAGATTAAGGATGCGACAGGTAGAGACATGGCATGGGTTGAGAGTGTGTGTAAGGCATACAAACCTGATGTGGTACTCTTGGATATGGGAGATAAGTTTGCACGTACAGGTGGCTTTGCTAGGGCTGATGAAGCACTAAAAGCAAATGCAGTACATGCTAGACAGATAGCTAAACAACATGAATGTGCAGTCTTCTATATGTCACAGTTGTCTGCTGAAGCTGAAGGTAAAGTTGTACTGAACCAAGCCATGATGGAAGGCTCACGTACAGGTAAAGCAGCTGAAGCTGACTTGATGATTCTGATTGCTAAGAACCCACAGGTAGAAGGGCAAGATGAAGAAGATACACAGAGACATTTGAATGTTGTTAAAAATAAGTTGACAGGATGGCATGGTAGTGTACACTGTGAATTGAATTACAGAACAGCGAGGTACGAAGCATGAAGCTAACATTAGACGTAGAGAATACAGTAACACATAGAGATGGTAAGTTACACCTTGACCCTTTCGAGAAAGACAACAAGCTAGTTATGGTTGGTTGTTTGACAGATACAGGCAAGGAGTATTTATTCAGAGATAACTATGATGGATTGCAAGAGTTACTGAATGAAGCTACTATTCTTATAGGTCACAATATCGTACATGATTTGATGTGGATATGGGAATGTGGATTCAAGTATAATGGTTCTGTGTTTGATACTATGCTAGGCGAGTATGTATTACAACGTGGACAGAAGCAACCACTATCTCTTGAAGCATGTGCAGAAAGATATAATTTATCTACGAAGAAGCAAGATACTTTGAAAGAGTATTTCAAGAAAGGTCTTGGTGTAGATGAGATACCTGCTGATGAGTTATCAGAGTATCTATCTGCTGACTTACATGCTACACAGGAGTTAAGCAATGAGATATATAAGAAGTTAAATACTGTAGAGTATGGTAGTTTAATGAGTACTGTTGTACTAACGAATCAAGTCGCAGTTACTTTAGCTAGGATATATCAGAGAGGTTTTACTGTGGATGTAAATGCTTTAGATACTGTGAGAGAAGAGTTTGAAAAGGAAAGACAAGACTTGAGAGTGTCCTTGAATAAACAAGTAAGTAAACTCATGGGAGATATACGTATCAATCTTAACAGTCCTGAGCAACTGTCTTGGGTTATCTATAGTAGAAAGCCACATGATAAAGCTATGTGGGCAAATAACTTTGAGCCATTTATGAGTGACACAGAGTTTCGTAAAAACATTAAACAACATTCCAAAGTCCTTTACAAACAACGTGCCCACATTTGTGTTGATTGTAATGGATGGGGAGAAATTAGAAAGGTAAAGAAAGATGGAACACCTTATACAAACCCTACCAAATGTAAGACTTGTAATAGGGATGGTCATACTTTTACTGATATTGTGGACAGTGTGGCAGGACTAAAGTTTAATGCACCTAACCCTAAGTGGATTAGTGCTAATGGATTCTCAACTAGCAAGACACAACTAGAAGTACTAGAGGGTGTAGCAAGACAACGTGGCATGAAAGAAGCTGAGAAGTTCTTACATGATGTACGTAGATTGAGTGCAGTTGAGACTTACCTATCATCATTTGTTGATGGTATTAATATGTACTTGAAACCTGATGGCAAGCTTCATGTGAGATTATTACAACACAGAACTGCGACAGGTAGATTTAGTGGTGCAGACCCTAACATGCAGAACATGCCTAGAGGTGGTACGTTTCCTGTGAAGAAGGTGTTTGTGTCACGTTGGAAAGGTGGCAAGATACTTGAAGCTGACTTTGCACAGTTAGAGTTTAGAGTGTCTGCTTATTTATCACAGGATGAGGTAGCCATAAATGAAGTCACTACTGGATTTGATGTTCACTCGTATACGTCTAAAGTTATTACAGATGCAGGTCAACCTACTACTCGCCAAGATGCGAAGGCACACACATTTGCACCTTTATATGGAGCAACAGGATTTGGAAGAACTAAAGCAGAAGCTGCATACTACGAACACTTTACAGAAAAGTATAAAGGTATCAAGTCGTGGCATACCAAATTGGCTAAAGAAGCTGTAAATACAGGTAAGATAAGAACACCATCAGGCAGAGAGTTTTCTTTTCCTGATGTGAAGAGAAGAAGGAATGGGAGTGTATCACACTTCACACAGATAAAGAACTATCCTGTGCAGTCATTTGCTACTGCTGATATAGTTCCGTTAGTTCTTCTCAAGATAGATGAGTTACTAAAGACTATGCAAAGTTGTGTAGTCAATACTGTACATGATTCTATTGTAATTGACATTCATCCTGATGAGGAAATACAGGTGCTAGATATTATAAAACTTGTGAACTCACAGATGAATGGATTGATTGAAAAGCATTTTGGTATAGAGTTTAATGTACCATTATTATTAGAAGCAAAAATAGGTAATAATTGGCTTGACACTAAAGACGTTAGCTGATATAACTATAGGACTTTGACAACTAAAAAGAAAGGAAAATATATATGACAAATGAAATAATAACCATCGATAAAAATAACTACTCTGCTATGGCTAAAGTTATGGGCATGTCAGGCGAGAGCACTTCTGAAAAGAAACAAGTGAGTACTCTTGCAAGACTAAGAATTAACCACACTCCTATCATGGGAGAAGAAGAGGTTAAGGGCAAGATGACCAAAGTAGAAGTAGTTGAAGGTGGTACTTATAAACTTGAGATACCTGATGGACCTACTTACTTTGCTACATCAGCTAAGATAAGACCATACATGCAGAGATTCATGTATAAAAGGTTCGTCATGGGCACAGGCGATAAACCTAATCGTTACATCAAGACTATCATGGGAGATAATCTCAATATAGACTTGAAGGATAATGATGGTAGTTTCAACTGTGGCAAACCATCAGGTTGGATTAAAGACTTCAAAGCATTACCTGAGAAGATGCAGGACTTAATCAGACAGATTAAAAGAGTTCGTGTAGTCTTTGGTACGATTGAGTTAGTCAATCCAACTGATGATGCAGGTAATCCTGTAGAGGTAGATACATTACCTTTCATATGGGAAGTAGAGAATAGAGATGCATTCAAAACTGTTGGTGCAGTCTTCTCTCAACTAGCCAAGATGAAAAGGTTACCTGTACAGCATATCATTACTGCTAATACAGAAGAGAGAAAGCTACCTAATGGTAGTGCCTTCTATCTACCTGTTACATCTCTTGATGCTACAACTCAGTTAGAGTTAACTGATGAAGAGCAGACAAGGTTTGCTGACTTCGTAGCTTGGGTGCAGAATTACAATGAGTATATATTAAATGCTTGGAGTGAGAATGCAAACAGAGATATAAAAGATGAAGACATGTCTACAGTAGAAGACTTTGTTGACATTGATGCAGAAGAAATAGCATAATGAACCATCCTGCTGAACTCGTAGTGCATCAATACATGTCTGATGCTGTAAATGGTAAGTCTAATATGTCTGAAGAAGTAATTCAACAGGTAGGCAATGACGTTATGGATGCCCTGCGAAAGCAGTTTGGTGGGGATAACAATAGGGGTGACTTCACTTTACGTATGTCTAACTTAGGAAGACCTACTTGTCAGTTGTGGTTTGAAAAGAATAAACCTGAAGTTGCTTCAGCTAAACCAAATAACTTTATGATGAACATGATGTTAGGAGATATAGTTGAAGCAGTCTTCAAGGGTATTCTTAAAAGTGCAGGTGTCAAGTATGAAGACCCTAAGACTGTATCATTAGATGTAGGAGACACGAAGGTATCAGGCACGTATGACTTAGTTATAGATGATGCAGTTGATGATGTGAAGTCAGCTTCTGCATGGTCATATGATAATAAGTTTGAGTCATTTGAAACCTTAAGTGATGGTGACCCCTTTGGTTATGTTAGTCAGCTAGTTGCTTATGCAAAAGCCGCCAAGAAAAAGATTGGTGGTTGGTGGGTAATCAACAAAGCTAATGGTGCATTTAAATATGTGTCAGCACAAAATGCTGATGTCGAAAAAGAAATGCAGAAGATTGAAGCAACAGTTAAAACTGTACAAGAGAATAAGTTTGAACGATGCTTTGAACCTGTAGAGGAAACATTTAGGGGAAAGCCTACAGGCAATAAGATACTTGGAACTAGTTGCAGTTTCTGTAGCTATAAGTATTCTTGTTGGGAAAACTTGAAGGACTTACCTTCAGTAATGTCTAAGGCACAGTTCCCTAAAGTTGTGTCTTACGTAGAACTAAGAAAGGAGTATACAAATGAGCAAGTCAGTTGAAGACCTTAAGTCTGAGATAGATGAAATGGAAAAGCAATTAGCTGAAGCTAAGAAAGCATATCGTGAAATGCGTACAGCAGGTTTGCGTGATGCTATTGAAGCTAGAAAAGCAGCTGATGAAGCAGTAAAAGAAGAACTTAAAAACTTAGGTTATTCTAATACATATTCATATAGCAATCCATTTATATCTTGGCGAACATTTTAATGTCACCTCATGATGTTCGTAGACTAGCTATAAAACATGGGTATAGGAGTGGGTTGGAACATGCCCTCTCCTTATACTTAACAGAACACAAGCATAAGTATGGGTATGAAAGTATAAAGATAGAGTGGGAAGATTTAACTTATCGTACATATACTCCTGACTTTATATTAAACAACGGAATTATAATAGAAACTAAGGGAAGATTCTTAGCAGCTGATAGACGTAAACACCTGTGTATAAAGAAACAACACCCTAATCTTGATATACGTTTTGTGTTTACAAATAGTAGAAGTAAGTTAAGAAAAGGTGCTAAGTCAACTTATGCAGAATGGTGTATAAAATATGGCTTTAGATACTATGATAGAATCATTCCTGAAGAATGGTTAAAAGAAAAGGGTAAGAACAAACACCCTACCTTTATCAAATTTAAAGGTGCAAAAATAAAAAGGAGATAAAGGATGAGTGATAAGAAACCTAAAAGAAAAACTAGACGAGCAAGTATAGTAGCTAGAGATTTTATTATACGAGTGAGACCAACTCTTAATAGAAGGTATGAATGGACAGGCTCAGTTGATGTAGCTATTGCTACTGACCCTTTGAATAAAATGAATGATGAGGATTACTATCAGGTATTACATTTATGTAAGATGATGTGTGCTATCATTCCTTTAACGGAGAATGACGGAGACCTTCGTGAAGATATAAATGATTTTATTGAGAATGTTGTTGACAGAGATTATCATGATATGGTAAAACAAAAGAACAAAAAACAAGCTAACATAGTAGGTATCGACAATAATGTTATACATATAACTATTGATTCAGATACTGAAGGCAACGCATAATGGAAAGGTATATGACATATATGATTAGAAAATTAAAAGAAGCAGAACAAGAACAGGACATGGTTAATAGTCCTATCCATTACAACAAAGCAGGTATTGAAACCATCGATGCCCTAGAAGCTATGTTAGTGGATGGATTTGATTATTACTTACAAGGTAACATAGTTAAGTACCTATGGAGATTTAGATACAAAAATGGTGTAGAAGATTTAAGAAAAGCACAATGGTATCTGAATAAACTTATTGAGGTCTACGATGATAAGAGTTAAAGTTTTTCTTACTCTTGAGATAGACCCTGAAGAGTACCCTATACCTGCTGATGAAAATGTAGGAATAGAAATAGAAGAAGGCATACAAGAATACTTCTATGATGTAGAAGGAACTAAGATTAAAAACATAAAAACAATAACGGAGTAATACAATGATACAAAACTATTTACCAACAGACTATCAGAACTTCATAGCACTCTCTCGCTATGCAAGATGGAAAGAAGATGAACAGAGAAGAGAAAATTGGGGAGAAACTGTAGACAGATACTTTGACTACATGACCTCTCATCTTAAAAAGAATCATGACTATGATATAACAAAAGCTTTGAAGGGAAAACTTACAGAGCAGATAATGAGTCTAGGTGTCATGCCTAGTATGAGAGCATTGATGACTGCAGGACCTGCCTTAGACAGATGTCACGTGGGTGGCTATAACTGTAGCTACATACCTGTAGATAGCCCACGTTCATTTGATGAATGTATGTACATTCTTATGTGTGGTACAGGTGTAGGTTTCTCCGTTGAGAGAGAGAATGTTGACAAGCTACCCATTGTCAATGAACACTTTGAGGACAGCACTACTATCATAACTGTTGGTGACAGCAGACCTGGTTGGGCTAAAGCATTAAGAGAACTGATTGCTATGTTATATGTAGGTCAAGTACCTAAATGGGATGTATCACAAGTAAGACCTGCAGGTGCTAGACTAAAAACATTTGGTGGTAGAGCCTCAGGTCCTGCACCATTAGTTGAACTGTTTCAATTCTGTATACAGAAGTTTAAAGGTGCTAAAGGCAGAAGACTGTATCCTATTGAGTGCCATGATTTAATGTGTAAGATTGGAGAAGTAGTCGTTGTAGGTGGAGTACGTAGGTCTGCTCTTATTTCTTTGTCTAACTTAGGCGATGACCAATTAAGACATGCTAAATCAGGAGAGTGGTGGGATGAACCTGATAAAAATATAAAGAGAGAAGGACAAAGAGCATTAGCTAACAACTCTGTAGCTTACAAAAATAAACCTGAGATGGGTACATTCATGCGAGAATGGACATCATTATATGAATCAAAGTCAGGTGAACGTGGCATATTTAACAGACAAGCAGCTAAAGTGAAAGCAGCTGAGAATGGAAGAAGAGATGTAGACCACGAGTTTGGTTGTAATCCTTGTAGTGAAATCATACTAAGACCATATCAGTTCTGCAACCTCACAGAGGTAGTATGTAGAGCTTCAGATGACTTGAATACTCTGACAGAGAAGGTACGTATGGCTACTATACTTGGTACATTTCAATCTACTCTTACTAACTTTAAATACTTACGTAAAGTATGGAAAGATAATACAGAGG